CGTCCTCGCCGAGGGCGACTCCGACGGCAGACCCTTCACCTTCCCCATCCCCACCTACAACATCACCAAGGACTTCGACTGGGACTCCCCCAACACCGAAGCCCTCTTCGATATGACCGCACAATACGGTCTCCCCTACTTCCAAAACTTCATCAATTCCGACCTGGACCCGGGCATGATCCGCTCCATGTGCTGCCGCCTCCAGCTCGACCTGCGGGAACTTCTCAAACGCGGCAATGGGCTCTTCGGCTCCGCGGAACTCACCGGCTCCATCGGGGTGGTCACCCTCAACTGTGCCCGACTCGGCTACCAATACGCCGGCGACGAAGCGGGGCTCCTGGCCGCCGTCGACAACCTGGTGGCACTGGGGGTGGACACGCTGGAACGCCGGCGGGCGTTCGTCACCGAACAATTACGCAACGGGCTCTACCCCTACACGCGACGGTGGCTGCCCAGCCTGGACAATCACTTTTCCACGATCGGTGTGAACGGCTGCAACGAAATGGTGCGGAACTTCACCCACGACGCCTACGACATCACCGACCCCCGGGGCAAAGCCCTCGCCGCCCGACTGCTCGACCACATCAATAGCCTCATCGTCGCCGCACAGGAACAAACCGGACACCTGTTCAACCTGGAGGCCACCCCAGCGGAAGGCACCACCTACCGGTTTGCTAAGGAAGACCGCAAACGATTCCCCGACATCATCCACGCCGGATCCGAGCGGGAACCCTACTACACCAACTCCTCCCAACTGCCGGTCGCCCACACCCCAGACCCCTTCGCCGCCCTCGAACACCAGGAAGAGCTGCAAAGCAAATACACCGGTGGCACGGTCCTCCACCTGTACATGGGGTCGGCCATGTCCGACGGTAAGGCCTGCGCCAAGCTCGTGCGCCGCGCCCTGGAAAACTTCCACCTGCCCTACATCACCATCACCCCAACGTTCTCTATCTGCCCAGAACACGGCTATATTTCCGGGGAACACCCCCACTGCCCGCACTGCGATCAAATCACCGAAATGTGGACTCGGGTCATGGGCTACTTCCGGCCGGTCGAAAGCTTCAACATCGGGAAAAAAGGCGAATTCCATGAGCGTCAGTACTTTAGCGAAACCTACGTGTAACCGCGGCCAGGTTGGGGCTCGCACGCTGCCGGTTGCGGGAATCATTCCGTTCTCCGCCACCGACTGGCCGGGCAATATCACCATCACCATCTTCACCCAGGGTTGCCCGCTGCGCTGCGTCTACTGCCATAATCCCAGCTTGCAGGCATTCGGCGCCGGCAGTCACGATTTTGCGGAGGCGCTTGCGTTAGCCGTCGACAGGCGATCGCTTATCGACGGCGTGGTGATCTCCGGCGGCGAACCCACCGCCGTCCCCGGGCTTGCCGACGCCATTGCCGCGGTGCACGAAACCACCGGCCTACCAGTGGGATTGCACACCTGCGGCTATAGCCCGGCGCGAATCGGTCGGCTCCTGGAGCGGGCGGAAAGCACCCCGGACTGGGTGGGGCTGGACATTAAGGCACTCCCTAGGCACATGCCGGAAGTCACTGGATGCTCGGCCGCCGTGAGCGGTCGGGTGTGGGACAGCCTGCACCTTCTTGTCGACGCCGGTGTGGACCTACAGCTGCGAACCACCCTGTGGCGGGACTCGATCATCTCCCAACACCTGCCCGAACTCCAACACCTGGTATCCGAACAAGGATTCGACCTGGTGATCCAGCAGGCCCGGGCCGCCGACGGCAGCCCATTCCAGCTGGTGTAATGAGTACCGACATTAGGGTGGGAAAGGTGGTGGTGTGTTGATCTGGATGCGTTGGGAGTAGGGAGGAGCGAGGGATGCCGTGGAGGGAGCGGCGTCGCCGCATAGAAGCGAGTGGTGCCGCACAGGGATGCTTGTTGGAACCTAAAACCCGAAGAAACGTGGGCAGGTTTTGAAAGACCTGGGGCAGGGCTCAAGCCAGCCCGCTTGATGCTGATACCGATTTCGACGATGCTAGCCATCGGCGGATCAAACACCATCAAGCGCCCTGCCCCGGCTCAGGAAGTATTACGTATGGGAGGGAGTTAGCGGAAAAGCGTGGGAGGAGGGAGTGTGGGCAGGAATAAGGATCATGGGGCGTGGAGGATTGTCAGTAGCAGAATTTTTGCCCCATAATTCGGCCATAAATTCTAGATTCCAGAGCGAAAATTGGCCCATTTTTGAGAATCATGCTATGAAAGACCCAGCTCATTCAGGTATTCTCCGCGCACGCGGAGGTAGTTCCCATCTTATTGTGAGCCGTGAATCCATGGCCCGGTATTCTCCGCGTACGCGGAGGTAGTTCCCACCCCGGCTCCGGTAAAACTCTTATGGCGATGTATTCTCCGCGTACGCGGAGGTAGTTCCGATTTTGCTGGGGTGTCAATCCCCCCGGGCGCGTATTCTCCGCGTACGCGGAGGTAGTTCCGTCTTAAACAGCGTTTGCCCAGGCGGGCAGGTGTATTCTCCGCGTACGCGGAGGTAGTTCACCCAATGACCGCCTGACTATAATCAGGGTATGACAGAATACAATCCCCCTAAAATGCTCACAAGTGAGCTCACCCGAAAATATGAGCCGTACCCAAACCACCTCATTCACCAAAACCCCACACCCCCAGCGGACCCGCCGGTAGACAAACACCTACTATTGTTGGACACCTACGCCGCCTACCGGGCCCTCATGTACGACATCGCCAACGAACAATTAGACAACCTGCAAGAAAGCGAAACCGTCGACGAATTGAAAAACGGCCTGTGCGCGTCCGCAGTGTTCTACACTGCCGCGATGGAGGAAGTCGACCGGGCAACCCGCGGCCTTGAATACGCGGCAGCAAACCCGTCAGACAGTGACTTGGAAGCAGGTCTCACCCCGGACCTCATGAAACAGGCAAGACTGAACCAGTTCGTGATTGAACAACAAATCCCCTCCGGTAACCTCACCTACGCGGGGGCAGAAATGGTGAAAAAAGCAGAAAAACTACACAGGCTGTTCATGTCCAACAAGTGCCTGAATGATGAAACCCGGGAAGCCGTAGCCGCCGCCTCCCTCGTCGCCCTCCAATACATTGCCTGCTGCTACATTACCCCCGCGGAAAAATAGGAAAAGCAAATGCTCCCCGAAACCATCAGCCCCAAACTTTTGGACATGACCCACATGTTCATCGCCACCTATGGCAAAAATCCCATCAAAAACCACGACGAAGTCAGGGTGGAAACGTTCAAATTCGTCATCAAAAACGGGCACGTGGGGGTATGCTCCGAAGGCTACGCCACCCCAAATGTGACTGAGCTTACCAAACTCACTGACATGTTCTCCCCCGTGCACGCGGTAACGGTGAACAAAAACTCCGAAACAAACCAGTGGACGCACCCCACAATCGCGTACATGCCAGAAGAACGTATTCTCCGCGTACGCGGAGGTAGTTCCCACCCCGGCTCCGGTAAAACTCTTATGGCGATGTATTCTCCGCGTACGCGGAGGTAGTTCTGCGCTAGACAACCTGAATACAATAGGCAACTAGTATTCTCCGCGTACGCGGAGGTAGTTCCCACAATCTGGATAGATGTGGTGCCGAGGGCGTGTATTCTCCGCGTACGCGGAGGTAGTTCCTCACACCGCGGGGCCGGAAACTGTCGCCCGGGGTATTCTCCGCGTACGCGGAGGTAGTTCCGCGAATTTGTTGAGAAACAGCCGGTCAGGGCCGTATTCTCCGCGTACGCGGAGGTAGTTCCCATCCAGTCTTTAGGTAGTTGCCGTTTGAAGAGTATTCTCCGCGTACGCGGAGGTAGTTCCTCTTGGCCGGCGCTGCGGCTGGTGTTGCTGGTGTATTCTCCGCGTACGCGGAGGTAGTTCCGCCCCATGGGATGTGATCGTCCAATCCTATATGTATTCTCCGCGTGCGTGGAGGTCCCCATGATGGTGAGGAGGAGTTTGCCCAATGAGCCTTTATGTGATGTCAGATGCCCCAATTAAAGACGTTGTTAATCTTTTACTACAGGAGCCATATACGGAGAATACTATTGCTCGTAATCAAGATCCTGAAGCATATGATATCCGTACCTTAGATGGTGTTCTTATTTCACTTGATTACGGAGCTAATAGTGATGGGGATTTGGATACACTGCTTTTTGTTCCTGAGGAGCAAGAAGACTTGCAGCGGAAGATTTTCGAGTCGGTGAAAAAGCTGCGGTATAAAGCCACGATTTGTGAGCCCCCGAATGATGTTGAAGTAGTTTATATGCCAGATAATCCATTGCCTGCCGTACCTGCTTAGGACGAGCGCTAAACCATTTTTTAACCCACATGCTTCATAAATATGATAATTACTCAGGTTTTCCAGAGCCGGGCCAGGCCACACGTTGAGCAAGGGCCGGATCGGTCGGCCGTCGATAAGCTAACAACTTGGCACACACACCAACCAGCGTCGTCTAGAATCTTTGCTGGGGCGCGCCTGACGATGGCGGCCATTCGACAGAAGGAAAGCTCATGAAGGTTCTCATCACCGGCGGCGCAGGCTACATCGGCTCTACCATCGCAGCATGCTGCACAGACAATGGCATCACACCCGTCATCCTGGACGACTACAGCAAAGGGCTCCGGGAATTCGCGCGGCCGTACGCGAACTACGAGGGCGACATTGCGGACACCGCCCTCATCCGCCGCATCCTGTCCGAACACCCCGATATTGATGCCGTCATCCACTGCGCAGCAAAAATCGTGGTCCCGGAATCCGTATCCGCACCACTGACCTACTACGAAAACAATGTCGCTAAGTCTATTACGCTGTTACGCGAGCTCTCGGCACTCGGCGTTCGCCGGTTCATCCTCAGCTCCACCGCATCCATGTACGAGGCCGGGGATGACTACATGGTCGACGAGTCCGCAGCAATCGCCCCGCAAAGCCCTTACTCGGCATCGAAATGGATGCTAGAACGCATCCTACGTGACTTCGCCGCCACCGGCGACATGAACGTGATCGCGCTGCGCTACTTCAACCCCATCGGCGCCGACCCGGCCATGCGCAGCGGCCTCCAAGACCCCAAGCCGACACACGCCCTCGGCAAAATGATCGAAGCATACCAAAACCAAGGGGTATTCACCGTCACAGGTATTGATTGGCCCACCCGGGACGGCTCCGGGCTCCGCGACTACGTGCACGTCTGGGATCTCGCCCGAGCCCACGTGGCAGCCCTCCAAAACTTCGACAAGGTCATCGCAAGCTCCACAATCGACGGCTTCGACATCATCAATCTTGGAACCGGAACGGGCACAACAGTGTTCGAGCTTGTCGACGCGTTCAAGGACGCCACCGGTAAACCACTCGACGTACAAACCGCACCCCCACGGCTCGGCGACGTCGCAGGTTGCGCGACCCTGACCGCCAAGGCCGAACGGCTCCTCGGCTGGCGGGCCGAGCTAAGCATCGCCGACGGGGTGAAGGACTCACTCAAATGGGCAGAAAAACTCCCATCCATACTCGCCCGCGAACAAGCCAACACAACGGCAAAAGACCGTTAACTCAATCACCGGCCCGGCTTGGGTTTTATGGTGATGGCACGACGGGCGCCATTCAACGGAACGGGCCGGCAAGCAAGCCACTCCACACTCCGCAGCGAGGCTACCCTTACCCTATGACGATCGGACCACAGAAACTTGGGCCCTACTGGCTGATCGGCGCCACCACATTTTCAAGGATCGGCACACTCGCCTACACCGTTGTGATGACGTGGGCGGTCAGCAAAGCCGGGGGCAATAACAGTGTGGGCTGGGTGAATGCGGCCGCAGGCTTCACCATCGTTCTCGTGGGAATCTCCGCCACCACCTGGCTGGACAAATTCGACAAACGAACCCTGCTCCTTCTACTCGACGCCTCCGCGGCCGTGGTCTGCCTCGCCGCCGCTGCGGTACTGCTCTTAGTGCCGATGAGCAGCGTTGTTTTCACCGGGGTGGTCGTTGCCGTCATAACGTCAGCAGTCGCCAGTTTGTATTCGCCGGCCAGTCGAGCACTCATCCCGTCAATGGTCCCCACAGAAGGGTTGGAGCGATACAACAGCGTTTACACGGGTTTTAGCGAAACCTCTCGCGCCGCCGGGCCAGGACTGGGCGCATTACTACTCGCGGTTGGGGGATCGGAAGCCTTTCCGCTGAGCCTCATAATAAACAGCATCTCCTTTATCATCTCTTTTCTCCTCACGCTTCCGCTCCCGGCGGCCCCACCACGCCAGGCCAACGAACACGAGCAAAAGGAACACGCATTCTTCCAAAGCGTTCGCGTTATCACCAAACATTCGATCCTGCGGGGTGAGGTACTAGGCGCATTGAGTATCAACTTCCTCCTGCCGAACAATACGTTCATTCTGCTGAATCGTATAGCAGAGACCGGCGCAAAAGCATCCATGTTCGGGCTTGCGAATTTTTTCGAAGCGGCCGGGGCGATTACCGCAGCACTCACCGCCGCAATCATCGCGGTACGACTGCGGCGTATCCGTGCAAGCCAACTCATGGCACCAATTGCCCTGGCCTTGCTTTTATGCCTTACCGCTGGGATATGGGCAACCATTATCTCGCTGACGATCGTCACCGCACTCGTGACGGTTTACAACATCATTCTCTTCAGCCAGCTACAACGCGAAATCCCGAGAGAAAAGATGGGCAGTGTCATTGCGGTCGTCACCACGAGCTCTGCAGCCGTGATGCCACTCGGGAATCTAGTTTTCTCCAAAATCTCCACCACCATACCCACGCACATGCTCATTTGGGCCACAAGAATCACCCTCCTAGTGGCGGGGTTGGTGATAACGATTGGCAACCGAAAACATGGGGGATGACGAAGCTTATTCAGCTGCTGGGAAAGCATGCTCCTGCTAAGCGTTGAACGGCTACCAGAGGAATAAGCTTCAACACAATACATTGGTGGGATTATAAGGATCACGGGGCATGGAGGATTGTTAGTGGCAGAATTTTCACCCCATAATTCGGCTATAGATCCCAGATTCCAGAGCCAAATTTGGCCCATTTTTGAGAATCATGCTATAAAAGACCCAGCTCATTTAGGGTATTCTCCGCGCACGCGGAGGTAGTTCCGTAAACCATGGATCACCCTTAATGACATCGAAGTATTCTCCGCGCACGCGGAGGTAGTTCCCAAGACGTCAAGTCAAATTCCCAGGTTTTGTGGTATTCTCCGCGCACGCGGAGGTAGTTCCGAGATTTGGCGGCTTATCGGTGAGGAAGCAGGGTATTCTCCGCGCACGCGGAGGTAGTTCCTTGCGTTGGCGAAGGGGATAACTTAACACAATGTATTCTCCGCGCACGCGGAGGTAGTTCCACCCCCGCACCGGCCAAACCCGCCGCTATGTGGTATTCTCCGCGCACGCGGAGGTAGTTCCACAGTTGCGAAACTCGTAGGCCTAGAAGAACTGTATTCTCCGCGCACGCGGAGGTAGTTCCGCGGTTGATGCTTCGGCCAGGAACGCGGACTCGTATTCTCCGCGCACGCGGAGGTAGTTCCGATACGGTTCTCGCCCCCGCGGGTTTTCGGAAGTATTCTCCGCGCACGCGGAGGTAGTTCCGAATTTGTCGATAGCGTGCGCCACGCTGCCCAGTATTCTCCGCGCACGCGGAGGTAGTTCCTCTTCAGGGGTTTGGGTGATTGCCCGCCAGAAGTATTCTCCGCGCACGCGGAGGTAGTTCCATTCGCACATCCTGGCGCTCTTCCAAAACATCGTATTCTCCGCGCACGCGGAGGTAGTTCCGTCGAGGCGGGGGAACGGAAATTCACCGCCACGTATTCTCCGTGCACGCGGAGGTAGTTCCCTGCTTGATGATCGGGCCCAAAGAGTCACCGTGTATTCTCCGCGTGTGCGGAGGTAGTTCCCAAGTTTATTGCGTAGGACTCCATTGGGGTAGAGATAGGCTTCCCACCGGTCGTTTTCTTGCTTCCAGTCATCGTACTCACTCATGTGTCAGGTGTGGTTTCTGGGGTTACCCCATAGCGCTGGAGGATCTCATCCCGGATTTCATCTGAGGTTTTTTCCCCTAGGATTATCCTAATGGCATCATCAATCATCTGGTCGGTAATCTCATATCCCTCAATACGGGAATTGGCCAAGACGTTATCCAGGTGTTTTCGCTGTTCTGGTGTTAGCGGCGCATTTTCACGGGTGTACATAATGATCTACCTCATTACTTATCAAGAGGAATAAAACTAACTTTACCTCTTCAAGTATGGCATATTCCTGTATTCTCCGCGTGTGCGGAGGTAGTTCCATGCCTGCATATTCACCAAAAGCGGCTGCACAGTATTCTCCGCGCATGCGGAGGTAGTTCCGGGCATGCGTCGCTCTTCCATGCGCTCCAGGCGTATTCTCCGCGTGCGCGGAGGTAGTTCCGCCGGGGAAAAGGCCAGTGTTTTTAGGCATGAGAAATCCTTGTCTTAGAGTAGGGCAATAGTGGCGGGTTTACCTGATGTGCCCTTGGTGAGCGCGATAGCGACTACAGGGCCAGCAGCGGCCTTGACTACCTTGCCGTCAGCTGCGGTGCTGAGCTTATCGCCAGCAACAAACGCTCCAGCAGCTAGGGCATCGAGAACATGCCCGGCGCGGTAAACAGTGACATAGCCGTCCTTGTCTACATCATGAGTTACTACACCGAACGGGTAAGTGTCAGCAGAGGCAATATCAACGACCGGGGTTCGTCCAACAATGTCGTCGGCGGGAACAACAAACGTGCCGGCGGGGATTTTCTTCTTCGCTTTCACCGTGATAGCGGCTGCTGGATCATAATGAACTTTAGTGATATCCATGGCGGATTCCTTACTGATCGTGGTTCTTGCGGAGTGCTTTAGGCACCCATGAGCTGGGGTAGGTTACCGGGTCTGGCTGGGGTTCGTTACCGACCCCGGACCCAGACTGGACGTTTTGGCGGGGACTATTCGACGGCGGGGCGGTATTTCCTGCACCGTAGAGTTCTTTAATCCTGGCAGCGCGGGCCTCTAGTTCTTCTTTCGCGCCAGTGCCCAGCAGCGGCACATCCTCAGGTTTGATACCGTGGGCTGCTGCGACCTCTAGCAGCAGGTTTGTGGTTTGGGCTTGGGCGAGTTCCTGCTGGGCGGCGGCTTGAACCGCGTCGCGTTCTTGCCGGGTTTTTTCTAGCTCTGCTAGGGCTTCTTCCAGGGTCATCTCCGGGGCTGGAGACTGCGATGGGGAGGATTCTTCCGGGTTCTGCACAGCAGGGTTAGCGGTTTCTTCCTGTTTTTCATCTTGGGTATCGGCGATATTATTCGGCATGATTGCCTCCTTGACTGTGTGAAATGTAAATAGATAAACCCCACTGAGCAGTGGGGGCGGATTTCAAATCGTGGCCTTCAACCCGGATAATGGTTTTGGGCACGAGAAAACCCGCCCCTCAAATGTGAGACCGCGGGTTTCGTTGATTAGTCAGGGTGGATTACGCTGCTGCGTAGTTAACAGGGGTCATAGTTTTCCGGATCTTTCCCCACTCTCCCGCTTGGAAATGCAGGTGAACGACTTCCCCGGTGCTTTTGCGGATTAACGTCAAAGGTGTACCTTCAGGATTCAGGAAACGTTCATCCCCATCAAATGCCTCTACCGCAGCAATAGGGGTGAAAAAATACTCGGCGTTTTCCATACCCTCCACACACGCATGCGGTGTACCCTTTTTCACCATTTTTCTTGCTTCTTCACGAAAGATAGCGTAAGCAGCTTTTTTGTCGATCAACGTAAAACACCTCCCAATAGATCAACTACATTTTACCAAATGGTTGGATGACATCTGTTAATAGCACACCTACCGGGACAGCATTATCCAGTCTGGCCAGTATAACAGGAGCATCCTCAACACCATATTCTCCTTCTAACTCAATTTCTACCCCTAGCTGTGTGTCAATAAACGACGTTTTCCCATCATTCTTTTTCCAGAGCACCACATGCCTCTGTGCAGAGTCGATGATTTGGAATGAAAATATCCCGTACCCATCGGGCATTTTTCCAAGAATATCTTTCCATTCTTGAGCAGTGGTTTCGATTATTTTTTACGGGCTCTCCGTCTGGGGTTTCCCACATCTTGTACTCTCCGTGCGCGCGGAGGTAGTTCCAGGGTTCGTGGTTTCTTCCTGTTTTTCGTCTTGGGTACTGGAAGCTTATTCAACGTCTCCAAACATGACTAGTCTCTGTAAGTAAGGAAAGACAAGCTAGATAGCATTTTCTTTCTGATTTTCCTCCTATTGTCGTAGATGGATTTTCCCAGTAGCTGAATAAGCTTCCTGGTGATATTACTTGGCATGATTGTCTCCTTGATTATGCGAAATGTAGGGATGGGTATAAATAAACCCCACCGGTCTGGTGGGGTTAGTCCATAGCGATAGGGAGCATGGGGCCAATCCTGGCGAGCCCTTCCGCGTTTCAAACGCACGTGAGCCAAACTCCTCAAAATCAGGCAGATTTGGGCATAAGATAACCTGTAATCTCATTCCATGAAATCACAGGTGTGTTGGTGGTTAAGCTGCCAAATAGTGCACAGGGATCATAGTAGCCTTCATGTCTACCCATTCTTCCAGATGGGTTTGGATGTGCATCTTAACTACTTCCCCATCAGACTTGCGGACAAGCACCACAGGAGTTCCAGGAGGGTTTAAGAACCGCTTATCTCCCTGAAAAGACTCCAACGCGGCAATAGTAGCGAAGAAAAACTCATCATTTTCCAATCCGGTTTCCTTCGCATGAGGCGTACCTACCTTCACCATTTCATCCGCTTCTTTGCGGAAGATGTCGTAGGCGGTTCTCTTATCAATCACCACAAACACCTCTCTTACATACAACCAGATCTGACTTACATGCTAGCAAATGGTTGAATAACATCAGGAAGATTCCAGGCTACAGGCTCAGCGTTATCCAACCTAGCAATAATGACATCGGTGGCAGCTTCAGCATCTATTTTCTCATAAGGAATTACCTTTCCAGCTTGGGGATCAACGAATACCACGCCACCGCTTGCCTTCTTCCAGAGAATCACATGCCTTTGCTGCGCATCCGCTATTTCAAAGGAAAACACCCCATAACCATCAGGCATTTTCTTTAACGCAGCTTCCCAGCCTTCAGCGGTGGTTTGAATTGCCTCTACTGGACCTTCAGGGGTTTCCCACATCTTCAAAGCCTCAAGGATTTGAAGACCTCCACCAGAGCCGGAATACAAGGTAGCGTACGGGTAGATGTCATAGCCGCGCATCCGCATCACAGCAGCAGCAGTAGCACGCACACAGTTAGCAAAGGAATTCACACGAGATACCTGCACTGCTGCCTGCTCCATAGTTTCAGGTGCTTCCAGCCGCGGGTATTCGTCCAAATCATATGGATAAAGCGTCGATAACCGTAGTTCGGGGAATCCGTCTTTCGCCGGCAGCGTGAATGTTCCATCACTATTTGGCTGTTCGAAAGCACTCCCAGCCAACCCCATACCGCCGTCTTCTGACACGCTACCGGAATCCTCCACCGGCCGGGGAGACTGACCATGGTCTTCCCCGCCGGGGTGAGAGTCGGGCACTATCTCCTCTGGCTGCTGGCCAGGATCGTCGGCGCTATCCTTAAAGGTTGCGAATACTTCTGGATTTTCTTTCGCCAGTTGCCGATAGCGGCTGCTGAACCGGTCTATTGGCATCTCTAGGTCATTATCTAGTTCCTCTTTGGTGGGATGATCGCGGGCGTCATTCCAAAGCGTTTTAAGCGCCTTGTATTCGGCTTCGCCCTCCCATGGCCTTCCCTTAATCACCAGCACTGCTTTGCAGTCGCAATGATCGTGGTACGCTTTGCCTTCTTCCGAGGTGAGGACGGTGGATTCCTCATACACGGGTCCGCGGGACGCAAGCATGGCGCAGAACGCGCAGCTTTCCGCACCGGTGAGAACCCTGGCCCATCCCAGCACTACCCCACCGCCCTTGGCCGGCCGGACATATTGGTCAACTGCTACCTTGCGGGGGTCGGAGAGCTCATCACGCAGTCGCCTGGCATCTGATTCGTTATCCACCTGCACTACAACCCGTCGCTTAGCTGGTTTAGCCTCATTACGGTCAGCCGTATCAGCGATGGCATCCCTGCCTGCGGCACGGGCATGCCGCGTTGCCCCTGCCGCTACCCGGCGCGCTACCTTGTCAACCAGGACGGGGTCGGTAGGGTCGGGCGGGAAGGGGATGATTTTGTCCGCGAGCTGCTGCTGGTAGGTGGCATCGTAGTCGGTGATGCGACCGGGGATAGGGTCCTGGGTGGGGTTCCATCCCAGGGCCCTAGCTAACATTTTCCAGGCAGCATTAGGGTAGTAGGGTTTTTGGGGCGCTGGGGTGATCTGGACGCCATGGGTGGTGGCCACGGAATGAATGTGGGCGATAGCAACCTTATATGACTGGGTGCGTGCTTCCTGGATTAGGGGGATTAGCTCGGTGACGAGCTCCCACATGTCATCGAGGCTGGTGGGCACGCCCCGGTTGGTGATGAGGCTGTAGATCGCCTCAGCCAGCCAGTCGATGATATGCCGGTCAGCCTGATGGTATGAGTACAGGTCCATGTGTCACCTGCCTCTCCGGGGGTTAGCGCGTAATCGTGTCGCCTAGTGGAGGTTCCGCCGTAGCATCAAAAGCATCAAACCCTGGGGTTCTAGTCATCGTTTGCTTGATGCGTTTAATCTTTTCAGCAGTGAACCCGGGGATGTCTTCCCAAAGGATTTCCGGGGGGATACTCAGCATCGTGGCCAGCTTCCCCAGGGCATCCACCGTTTGAGCGAAGCTTCGGGCTGTCATGTCGGCCCATTTGACTTCGGACGCAAAGTCGGCAGCTTCCTGCTGGTCACCATCAAGGTGAGCACAGAGCCGTAGCAGCTGCTCGTAAGATTCACCCAGGGAGGTTCGGATCTCTGAGGATTTCCGATCCTTGGCAGATTCCATAGCCGCCAAACCATCTGCGGAAACGTTACTGATAGCGTTAGCGCCGAGCGACTGGGCTGGCACCTGGGCGATAGCCGCCATATCACGGATAGACGCCTGCTTCACATCCACATACTGGCGGATGTCCGTTTCATCAAACTGGCCGACCTTCGCGTCGGCGTCAATGAGCCACACGTCACTGGCGCGCATGCGGATGCCCTCAACGTCATCAGCTGGAGCCCAGCCGATGACGTAGCGCTGCTTGAAAGCGCTGTAGTATTGGGCGACCGCGGCCTCCCAGCTCGTGCGGTCGATACGGCTTTGCAGCGCAATCAATGGTTCGATGATGCCTGCGACTTCTTCACCTTCCAGAAGCCACCGGTCGCGGAACCTCACTACTGGGGGCACACCCGCGTGGTGGTCGCGGGCTTCGATGAGCTGGAGATTCTGGGCTGTGTTCCATGGGTGAGCCGCCCAATCCTTGATTTCCTGCGGGGTTTCGATAGCGCCGATGTAGTAGATTTTTTCCTCATCGAATAACCGCATGCGGTTGCCCTTGACCTCTAGGGCCAGAATGGGCCATTCTGATGCCACACCGGACTCGCCCGGCCACGCATAGGCCTCACCATAGTAAGCAGTCATATGACGGGGGGATACGCCGGTAATTAACGGGGCAGCGTTACCACCCACAACACCCTGGTCAACCACAGCGTATGCCGTGCCGTATTGCAGGGCGGCGCGGGTAATGCCGGTTTGGCGGGCATCAAGGTTGTTACGCTGCCAGTGCTTCCACGCCCTGGCGCGGGCACCAGCATCAACGCCTGAGAAATAGTCCTCTACTTTCATCGACTGCGCGAATGTATCCAAAACCAAAGGCAGATACATGGTTTGCGAATCCCTAGCAAGCTGGATTTGCCGGTCGATCATGAGATTGGCGTTTTTATCCTTCAGGATGCCAAACCGGTTAATGATTTCTTGCCGATTCCATGGGCGCATCGCACTGTTGATTCGATCAAACACCTGGCGCTCCCTGGCATACTGTGCCAATAAACCACGCACAGCAGATAAAACCTGGCTATGGCTCATGCTCATAAAAACACCGCCCTTCCTGAATGCTTCGGCATGTGATGCGCCGCATGCTCTAGATACAGCCTGCGCACCATCCGCGCACCGATCACACACACTGCCGCATCAATCTTTTTTGCCGATGACGGAGACTCTTTCTTTACCGATATGCCATAGCGGTTCTCTGCCCTGCGGCAATTCCGCATATGGGCAGTGAGTACCGGATGCCCATCGTGGGTAAAAGCATGCTCAATGATTTCCCGCTCTGTGAGCTCACACGCTTGGGTGAAATCGAAAAGCTTCCCGCGCATATCCCACGCAATCGGCTCCGGCTGCTTCCCACCAGGGCTCGCCCAGAGCTGTAGCCGGTCCTTATAGCGTGCCGGCCAAGTGACCTTCGTGAAGCTTTCCCACTCACGGACGTCTGCGAAAAAGGCTTTCACATCATACCTGGCGAAGGCTTTATCCACACGCGCGTCTACCGCCTCCACATCCACTGTGCCGGCGGTGTTATGGCTATTGCCGGGATCCCACGTCCCAATCAGGAACACATGGCCATCGCTAACCCGGCACCCCACCAGGGCTGTGGTATCGCGGGACAATGAGCCGTCGAAGAACATGACAATCTCCTCCCCTTCTGCCACGATGGTTTCCCTGCGCGCCATGAGCGCAACATCATTCGGGTCTACCCAGGCGTTCGCGGCCGCAGTAGGCCAGTTCAGGTATTTGCGCTTGGAGTCATCCGGGGATGCCTCCGGGGACCAAACCCTGGTGATGATGGTATCAACGTCCACCCATGGGCAATCCTGGTATACAAACTCCAGCCCGGTGCGAAGCGATATGGCGTCAGCCAGATTGGTGTCTAGCGGGGCTTGGCGGATATCCATGAGGATTTGCCGGTCGTTCTTCGACTTCCCGTTTTCCTGAAGACACCAAGCCTGGAAGGTGCTCTCGCCGACCGTGCCTAGGCCTGGCTCCCAAGCATTCAGGGTCCCTAGCATCCGGCTTCCTGACTTGGCCAGGTTGTCCGCCAAGGTGCTGTATAGCTTGGTGCCGCCGTTGCCCGGCGTCCAGTGTTCGAGCTCGTCACCAACGATGAACGTGGCTTCGGCGCCTTCTTGGGTCATGGCTGACGATGTAATGACCTCTAGCTTTCCCTCCGGCACGATATTGATTTGGGTTTTACCGGGGTCAATATCATAATCGCGGTGCAATCTAGGTGCGGCTTTCTTATTCGCCATCGCACGCACATGACGCATCGTGTTATCGGTTTGTTTCTCGGACACTGCGGCTATTTGCACCCACGGCATGGACACTGGCTTACCGATGCATGCGCCTGGCACCTGGGGGTCAAACCGATCAAGCCGGACCGGAGCCAGTAACTCCGTCAGGGCCAGGACGGCGGCAAACGGGCTCTTGCCACTCCCCTTAGCCAGTCGGCGGAAAGAGTTATAGAAAAGCCACTTGCCATTCTCATCAATCGCGTAAAACCACAGAATGAATCTGGCTTGCCGTTCGGTGTAAACCCACGGCAACCCGGCGCGAATCCCATTCGGGTGCTTCAAATATTTAGCGGCCCACGCTAGCGCCTCCCAGCCAAGCGTTAAATCGGGAACCCCCTGGGGGAGTGCGTCTAGCCGCTCCTCCGGGGGAATCATCATGCTAGATCAGCCCGATACTGTTCCATGATCGACACGGTGGCTTCCCGCGCCTCATCCGTTACCTTCGGGGTGATGAGCTCTACACGTAGCCGGCGGCGCGCCCCCTCGGTGGTCATCAGGGCATCAGCGCGGGAGAAGATTACATCCATCATCCCAGCACGGGCACCGGTCGGAGAGTTTAATTCTTGGGTGATAAGCCAGCACACCAACCTGGCTTCCTGCCAGTCGCTTTCCTGATAGAACTGGGCCTGGCCGCTCCGCTTCAGGGACCGGAACCACTGTTTCGCATACGGGTGCCACGCCCGGTCCTCCGTGGGAGGTCTCACTACCTGCTGCCCCATGGCCACCACTGTGGCGGGAACATCAGCCTCCGGTTTATTCCGCCGGCGTCTCTGGTCGCTACGCTTCGGTACTGGGCCACGCACCATAACCAATCACCTCCTGTTCGCTTACCGCTCGGGGATACGCCCCTCCCGCTGCAATGCCGTAGCTACTCGTACTGCGGGGGCCAGATCAACAAGACCGCCCATGCGGTAAATATCTTCTGTTGTCCGAATGAACCTTGTCCGAGAATAGACTTCCACGCAGCCGCGCCGTCGCCCTGGCCCCTCCGGGAAGAGCCCGAAAACATGCAGACCCCGACGAGAAACCGAGCGCTCCACCACAGCGCCGGGCACCGCCCGGATAATCTCGGCCGCCCAGTCGGCCACCTTGCCGCGCCGCGTGATGCAATAGTCAAGGTCAATACACGCTAGTCCACCGCCCAGCATGACCCCATGCGGGCCACCCTGAACCTCAGCGTGGGTAGTCCAAGTTTCTGGCTTGGTGGTTGACGCAGGAGAGCCGGCGACTGTGACGGGCCGCTTGCCATCGGCCGCCGTCCACCGGGGCAGTTCACGCATCCGGGCCGGCAACTGCTCACGCCGACGCCGCCGGTAGGCCTTCTGCCTGCATGCGGACGAACAAAACCGCGGGGAGCGTCCCCTGGCGGGGATCTCCAGCCGAGCTTCGCACACCTCACACACCAATCTCATAATCTGCATCTTACCATAGGCGTTACGATATACCTAGTCCTAGCTTGGCATATTTACCCTTTCTGGCCACCAACGACCGAAGGGATAGGTAGCCAAGGAAATAGTGACCCACGCCATAGCACAAAGCCGCAGGTCACAGCCCCAGCGCACACCACCAGCCAGCACCCAAAACCAAAAAACCTACCCTGACCAGCAAAAACCCTGAAACCCGTACACAGCCGGGGGCCGTATGTGTGTCGTACCAGGGACCGGCCAACGGCGGGGTACCCCCCACCCCACGTGGCCTAGATCACCTTATTTCAGGCCAGGATGGCGGGTAGCAAACTGGTCATACAGCCGGCGGCGCGCCACACGCCTACTAATCCCCCGTGCCGCTTCGCGCCGGGACTTTTCCGCATGGCACGACGGGCACACCCACTGGAGATTATCGAGCCCATCAGTGCCGCCCTCAGCAACCGGAACGATGTGGTCCAATTCCAAGCCACCTCGTCCTGTCACCGGTTCGGCACCACAATAGGCACACCAATAAGGAAGGTGGCGCCCTGCTAATCGGTGTAGGCGTTTCCACTCAGCCGCAGACGTGCGCGACAGGCCGTTACGCCACGCCATCAGCAGCACCGCCTTGCGACGGGCGAACGATGGCAGCGATCGCCCATGACAGTGCCTGCTCCAAGTGCGTGATGGCTAGCTCACGCTCCCTGCAGTCCGGTGCGATCGCCGCCACGCGGTGCGCCGCGGCCTGCACGCTGGCACGAACCTTAATGCAGTCTTCGCACTGATCGTCGGTGCCTTCGTGATACCGGAAGCGACGGTCAATCTCCTGCTGGATACTCTTTGCTTCTGATCCCATGATCCCCTCCTCCCCAACCCTATGCATGACTAAACCCCCAGGCTTTCCACCCAGGGGTTCCGAACGCCAGTTTACACCACTGCGTGTCCCACACCAAAGGATACCGCACCACGCATCGCCCCGGCACGTGCCAACACATCACCAAGCCGCACCAACATGCCACCATCATCGCCCTTTGTGGTAGCAACTTTCCCCGCCTGCGCCCACCGATACACCGTCGTACGCGACACCTGCACCCCAGATTGCCGAGCCCACGAAGCCGCCACCTGACACGTCACCCACTCCGGCGGTGCCGGCTCCTCTCCCCCACTGTCAGGCTCCACCACAGACGCCACCATGCGCGCCTGGGCGATAACCTCCTCAGCCATCATCTCACCCCACGGCACACTATCCACCACATCCAAATACCGCTGCAGCCAAGCTGCCGTAGCTGCGATCCCGTCAGGCACCGGGCCCACAACACCATCACCACACGCCAACACCTCCGACGCCCAGAACGAAAGCAGCCCCTCCGTCTGAACCAACAGGTCCAACACTGTCAGATTCACCGGCGGCTTTGAGCAACACACCGCGCGCCCCGGGATATCAGTACTACTCCCACGGTGAAAGGTAAGGAGTTCCTCCAACCCGGCACCATTACGTTCCAGTGAGTACAGGGACCTTCCTAACTCATGAAGCAGATAATCATCCATTCCAACTCTTCCTCTCTCTATAGATAGGTATCCCTCAATAGGTTTGTAGTCTACTCACCGCCCCTGCCGCCTAACGGCTCTACCCGACCCGCCCCGACCCGACGATCCCAGATCCGTCACCCCATCGTTCTGGTTTCGATCTAGATCCGATCTAGATCCGTACTAGGTTTTACCGTTTCGTTATAAAACAGGGCAAAAGAAAACCCGGGCACAAGCCCGGGAACCCCTTCTAAGTGCGCATATGCACCATAATTGGCAAAATTTGTTGAAACTTCTTATCCTTAAAGCAGCTCGTCCACCATGCGTTGAAGGAGTATCCGAGGCCGTTTGCTTGCAAGCGGCCTCCGCTTTATCTTTATCGCGCCCCACAAGAAGGCGTCAGGCAGCAGCCACGGCACCCTTCCACCCATGTCCACCGCATGGCTAGACGCCAACCCACCTGACCGCACGCATGCCAACTACCCGCCCCAGCCCTGCTGAAGCGGGTAACAATAGGCAACGCCTCCTATACCACCTACCTTTCTTTAACGCTTAAGCCATCAGTTCTTATTCTTGCTTCCGCTTCCCACGCTTACGCCGACGCCGCCCACGACGCCGCGACTTACTGTTATGATTCCCCCTTGGCATGCCCTGCACGTTACTATTCCGCTTCTGCCCTTCCGTGGGTGTGGGCGGCCCCGGAGGGTTCTTCTCTCCCATTGCTGCCGCTTCCGCAGCAGTCGGCGACGAGTCCATATCATTACAGTCTTCGGAGTCATCGGCGAAATCCATCATCCCCGACGGCACCCACCCCGCTGGTGGTTCCTCCCCGGAAACCCAATCAGGCGCCGCCTCTAGCGGATCATCAAACCCCTGTACAGGGCCGGCAGCCACACTAGTCGCCTGCGATGCAGTATCATGGCACATAGTAGCTTTAGGCTCATCCACCCAGACAGCCTTACTTTGCGCCGGGGATTGCCGCTTAGCACGCCGGGATCGCTGGCTAGCCTGCTCTTGCTCTTGCCGCCACCGCGCCTGCTTCTCACGCTCATCCTTAGAAACCACATAAATGTCATGCTCTTTCGCATACCGCGAATCATTAATGAAAGCAATGGTGTGCTTGTTGTAGTGCACTTCTTCGGGGGTTGGAGGATCCCGAAGCTCCTTAACCTCACCTGCGCCACGGGCGCTATTACACGAGCGGCAAGCAACTACCAGCGTTTCCGGTGTCGAGTTTTTGTGCCCGTTGAGGGAATCATAGGTACCGCTGCGACCGCTCCTGCGATCACGCCAATCCACCCAACAACCGCACCAACGGCACTGATCCCCATCACGAATCCGCACCTTCACAAGCAGGTCAATATTGTGCTTATCTTTCGACCGCAAGCGGTCCAGCTCTACTTCTTCCTTTGATCGCATGTGGAAAAGCTCCCGGTCATCAACCAGCCGAAGCGCTGGATAACCCTCAGGGCCTTCCTCCTGGAAAAGCAAACCGGCGCCGCACAGCATCTCCAGCATGGCCTCTTCCCTCCCCGGCGCGATCTGATAGAGTGACCCATACCCAACCCAGTAGTCTGTCAGGTGCGCCGCTGAGATGATCGCCAGCTGTGCTAGCACGCCCACGGCTTCGTTCTTCAGCTGATGATTCCCCTTGCACACTTCGAGTAGTCGAATCATGAGCGGGTGGGTAACCAATGTGTCTCCCATACGGAGCCAAGGCATAATTTCTTCACCTTTTCCTTTGTAAATCTCAAAAATATGAACGCGCGCAATACAAACCATCACGCGCGTTCCTGTCGTGCCGCGCCTAGGCGGCGGGTTTACGCGCACTCGCCCGACGGCGCCGAGTACGACGCACGGGCTGCACTTTCCTAGCGGCACGAGCCGCCCGGGAATGGCCCTGATAGCAGCGTTGGCAAAGCCCTTCTCCCATATGATGCTGTTTATATTGGTACGGTGTATGACAGCACCTCTTCCGCACATGGGCCGCCACCAGAGCCTGCGGGTCCATAGGCCCACCACACCACCTGCAGCACATCTGATAGGGATCGCTGCTGGTTAGCGGTTGAGGGCGATCCGAATAACGCCCAGCAACCACACCGGCAACCCGCACCCCACGCCACTCACAGTCCGATAGCATCCGCTCACAAGCCTCAAGCAGAGGACACTGCGCGCACAAGAGTTTGGCCTGCTGGTGGCGCTTCCGCATCCGCGCCACCGGCTCACCCGCAGCAGACGGATCCCACAGACTCGGCGCATCACGGGTCGCCCGCATATCACGCTGCTGGCAGATACCCAGCTCAGCATCACCACCACACGGCAACATGGTCATACCGCACCACCAGTCGGATTCGTACGCAACCGCCGAACCTTCGCCTTCTGGGGCTTCGCCCCATCAATCACCGTGTCGTACTCAAACCCATCACCATCACGCACCACAGCTTCCGCCCCAGCGCTAGACCCCTCTGGAGTCGCGCCGGGGAGCCCCGGGAGAGGCTCTTGAACGCCGCGGTCAGCAGGCACGAAGGAATACGACTCGAACATGTCCTTCAATGCGACGTACACCCTGGCGCGGTGGCGTTGAGTCGCGAGCGGCACCGGGATGATATCTGTGTCAAGCTGGTGTGCCGCAGCACCCAGCGCGGCCGCCTGGGCGGCGGTGAACATGGCTGGCCCTGCATCCCCAGCGGGGCCCTTAGCCCGTGCTTTTGCCTCAGCACGCACCCGGTCGAACAGCTGCGTCGTGTCCGTGGTGAACGTCGAATCAGCCCGCGCTGCGGTCACTTCCGTCAGGTCACCGCAGGTGCCGGAAAGGTCCTGTAACTGCACTTCCTCATCGCGGATGAAGATAGCGGCCCTTGCGTCGTCTTCTTCCTTATCCGGCTTGAGCTTCAGGAAAAGCTTGGCGCTAGCCGTGGTGATTTCCACCACCCGGTGGGCCTCTTCCACATCATCGAAATAGGCACTCACATAGGCCTGCACCACATGCTGTGGGTTCGCAGCAACTACCAGTAAGCTCCCGGCATAGGTGATGAGGCGAACCACATCATAGATTTCTGGTTTGCGCTCCGTCACCCCGACCACCGCCCGGATAGCACGCTGCAACTCCCGAACATCAACCACGATTTTCGACCGTGCCGGCATCTTCTCAGGCATGATCGCTCCTCGATCCAGCATCGGCGCCAGCAGCCACACCAGCGCCGCCAGACCCGTCGACGATTTCCCGCAGCTTCGCGGTCACCGCACCCATACAGGTAATCAACTCGGTCAATGCCGGTGCCGAAGTAGCAGCAGCACCGGACCCTGCCACCGAATCCGCCACTTCTAGAACTTTCTCCCGAGCGTTTTCCGCAAGCTCGCTCAACTCATCCCAATCACTGGAATGCACCGCATTGGACAGCTGCTTCTCCAGCTGGTGGTTTTCGATGCGCAACGCCTGCCTGTCTTTATTCACCCGATCCAGCTCCGTGTGCAGCTTATTAATACGGTCCGTGGCATCCACCGCCTTATGCAGCGCATCCAGCGATGACGAGCGTTCCATCAGCTTTTTGATTACTTCCTGCTGCCACGCCATAGTGCGCTCCATACCGCTCCAGGCGCCGTTGAGGCTTTGCAGCAACTCTTGATCTAATCTTGGCGCAGCCATACCGCCACACCCTCCTTTCGAACCAAAGCAGCCTCCCGGATAGCATCAAGGAAAGGCTGATCTAAGGCCTGAATCTCAGGCGTGAGCTCCTCAAAAGGCACCAGCGCGGGGTGGTCCGGCCGGGCAGCAGACGCCCAAGCCGCCCACGCATCATGCACATCCTCCAATTGCGTATCGGTGCCTTTGGCGCGAAGCAGCAGCGCGTAGGTGTAGAACAGTGGCAACTGCTCCTTGGTGATTTCGTCGTCGATCTCCTCAGGCAAACATGCCACGATCAACGCCGCATCCGCCTCAAGATAGTTAAGATTCGTCATTATGCAGCCTCCAGCGCCAACCGGCGACGAGGCCGGACAGCCTTCCGCACTAACGCCATATATCGTTCTTGTTGGGCCTCAACCAGTTTCATGTGGGCGTACGCCACCGCATCACCCCAACTGCGGAACGACGCAATGAGCTCCCCACCCCACAGCACTTCCCACAAATCCGGGTACGACTGGCCGGTGAAAGCACCGAAAACACCGATTCGCTCCACACCCGGCCGAAACCGGATCCGCAATTTCAATTGCAAATGGTTCATGATTGTTTTCCCTCCCGCGCAATAGCCGCGTTGGCCCACATCATGGTCTCCTCCAGACGTAGCAGCGCTTGTTTCTTCTCCCAGCCATCAGCCAGCAGAGCATCCAGCTCGGTCGCCAGGGTCTTGATCTTCTTGCCCATCTGAACCCGCCGCTTGCGGGTCTCAGCATCCAGGGTGCGGTAATCAAACCGCTTATCAATCTCGGTCATCGTTTCCTTCTTTCATTTCAATTGCACCACAGCGATAGTTGTTAGTCACCACCGCGGAGCACATGCTTACCAATCACGGTGATCGCACCGTCCTCGTCGATGTAGCCCATGTTCAACATCGCCCGCCGCCCAGCAGCGGTCATTTTCTTCCCCGCAGCGTGACGGCGTAGCGACTTATACGCCAAGTGGGCCTCGTAGGTGTTAGACTGGCCAATACGTTTCCAGGACATTTCTTTTCCTTTCTCTGGTCTTGGGAATGTGTTTTATGCAGTCCCCCGCCTTCCCCAGCGGGGGACCAAAGTTATCAAGGGGGTTGGGTGAGGCCGGCAGCTATGTGAACAGGCGGCTCAACAGTGCGAACTTGGATGTGGGAATCGCTTCAAAGAAGATGTCACCATCGAAGATGCACGCATCCCACCCCTCACGGACGACACGGAAACCATCAACATGCATGGCGATAAGCCCGGTATCTTCCAGGACGAACAACTGGCGCATCTCCTCGAATCGCTCTTCCGGCACCCGGAACAGCTCACGGTCCCCGCGGGTGAAGACCACCCCATCATCGACACGCTCAGCGATGGTCCAGTCGAAAAGCTTTCCCAGGTACACGTGCGTGGCATCATCCTGCGGTAACGGCTTCGGAGCAGGATACGAGTCGCCCTGGGCGGCTTCCCCTGCGGCAGCACCATCATCATCGCCATCACACTCGTTATCCCAACGCTTCAGGAGATCATCCACAGCAATATCAATCGGGTCATCCACGTCCGAAACAGCAGTAGCATCAGCAATCGACGCATCAGGCAACACATCCAAAACACCATCATCCACTGGCTGCGCACCCCGGAGCCGAATCTGAATCCCCTCATCCGTGGCCACCAAATCAATTGTGCAATCCTGATCGGTGTCCGCGTGCAGGTGCAAATGGAACTGGATAGGGGCGCCATCGCTCACTGGGATGCTCATATCAACCACACCAGCCCCCAAATCCGCACTACTCATCATTGTTATTCCTTTCTCTTGAAGAGGTTTACGCACCACACCTCGTGGCGCTTGGCGCCCATGGCTGGATTCGAACCAGCAGCATCCATATGAAGCCCGGAAGGATGCGGCCATTTCATGGGCCTGGTGCCGGATAACCCGCCGGCAACGGGGCTGAGATGCCTGTCTAAATGCGATAGGTGTTGCGCTCCACCAGCTCCTCCACCTCCGCACGGATATACAAAATCTTTTGCCTTGAAAGCCGGATCCGAGACAGTCGCCCCTCCCTGGCATAGCGCTGCAAAGTTCTGGTTGAAATCCGCAGATACTCCGCTGCCTCACGAGTTGACATATAACGCGACATCACAAAACCCCGGTTCGCTTTACGACGACACCATGCCCCTCACTGTGGTACTCCTTAAGCGACGTCACCAACAGCTCAATAGCTATGATTAAGCCGGAAATGCACTCACTTGAAGCATCAGCCGCAACACACTTCCAAGGCCCCAGTAGCCCATGAAAATAGTGCACCAACTGTCCATAAACCCGGATACGATCAACAAGCGATCGTTGCCGGCAAAAATAAGCAATACGTCGCACAGTGGTAATGCTCAGTTCAACAACAGACCAGCCCAAACGGTCACTGCTCAGTTTGACTCCACGAACGGAATGAGCCCCACCATCCTCGGCAAGCCTTATCGCAGTCGCATAAGTAAAATTCGCGTCAAAAGCAGCACCAACATGAAGCAATGCATCCTCGGTCTCTTTGGCGTATTCCAGGATCATTTCGATCAAACGAACAGAAGCCTCTTCTGACGAGGCCAAAGCCCCTTGGCTGGGGTCGCCTTCAGGCTTGGGATAATGGGTCTCCCAAACTTGAAAATGCTCGACCGTATCCGCCAGATACCGCTCAGCTATGGCAACCGCTACAGAATCACTCGTTCCTGTCATTTCTTCTACTTCCACTTACTTTCTCTCGGGTTTATCCTTCCCCTAGGGCTGCCTGCCCCGGGAAGGAGGTGATTAATCATGTTGAAGTTGTTCTACTGCGGTACAGAATGGTCAGTACTTGATGATGAGACAGCTCAAGAAGTGCTAGCCATGCTCCGTGACAACAAATATCCAGGACCCGTAACGCTCAAGCTCTTTACGGTTAAAGATGGAAAACCAAAAATCCATGTCAATCTTTCTGAGCACATTCCGTTTATGTTTTACGACGGTCCAGCAACACACACCGGTAGCGCAAAGTTCGTCTAGCGTGGGGAATATGTGAGCCCTTCCAGCATCCCCGCCAAGAGCTCTTCCCCATGATTCATGACTGACGCCAGGAACTTCGCGTCAGCGGCACTCAGCCACAAACGCTGTTCCTCGGTTTTCGGGCGGATCGCCACACCCGTCGTGGTGATCTGTACCTCTACACGAGGGTTAGACACCTCCACCAGCACATCACCCAACGATTCTTCAGAAGCACCCTGGTCCTCAGAAGAGCCTTCAGACGCCGCACCGCTCTTAGCCGTCAAGACACCAGCAAGGTAACGGTAAGCACCGCAAACCGCCCGAACATTAGCCAACTGCCGTTCATCCAAATCCTTTTCCGACAGCTGCAGTCCCGCCAAGGTCTCTTTCACTAATGCGTCAAGACTCTGCCCCTCAGGATCCTCCGCACTCTTGTTCTTCACAAAGTCACGTGCGCAAGCTTCCCGAAAAGCATCCGCCTCGTCAGCGGTGAAACCCGCCGGGGACACACCCGCAAGAACGTACACGGCCCCATCCAGATCAATATCTTTACCCATCACAATCAACTCCTTTTTCTTCTCTCTTTGCTTTACGACGCCGCAACGTCTAGCAACTCAACTGCACGTAAGTACGCCTCACGCCGCCGAAGAATATCGGCAGCCTGAATCACATTGACGCCGCGATAACGAATTCCTTCCAGCTCTGTAGCTGTAACCCCCAAAAAATCGGCCAACTCCTGGTCATTCTTAGCCCCGATACTGTACGCAATCTCATCCAGCGCACCAGGGCGAATCTTTTTAAGCATCTTTCCACCAATTCCATTTTTGAACTTTGACTACATTATGTACTCGCAATTACATATTGTCAAGTGGTCTCTAAAATATCCGCATTTGCGCACGTAAAAGATGAAGTACATAATGGAATCATGAATTTTGATACTTGGTTAAAATCGCTGCCAGGAGCACCGACACCAACTATTGCCGCAAAAAAATCGGGCCTAGCTGCACCAACTCTGCTACGTCACGTAGAACGGGGGCACTCGACCGCCGATAACGTTATAGCGATCGCAAAAGCTTACGGAGTCAGCCCCATCGACGCCCTAGTTGACAACGGAATGCTTGAGCCATCCGACCTCGGTGGCGAGCGATCCCCAATCAAGGCGGCTCTCCGAGATGCCACTATCACTGAGCTACTAGAAACACTTATCGAGCGAGTAAACAACTCGGGCCTAATCGAAGGCAGTTTTGAGATGAGTACCATCGCAGGGCGTAAGCCTAGTGATGGAGTAAATGAACTAAACCCTGAGTCCAAGCCGGATGATCCTTGGGCCGCAGCAGCCACAGTCGGCGGCAAAAGCTCGTGGCGCGGTGATGAAATGGTTGCCGATGACTCGGAGGAAGAAGGCTTCCTAGGTGACGATAATTACAGCGATGGTCCATAATTTTTGTGCTACAACCAGCGGGTTTCCCAATTCGGGACTAGCCTAGATGGCATGGGAATTCTTAGTGTCGGCGGCCCACAGAATATGCTTTCACTCTCTGATAAAAGGCTTGCGCTTGTTTACGCCGCGGCTTTGGAGGTTTTTAAGCGAACCGGCCGCATTACTATCTGCTCTTGGTACGGCGATGAAGAACAATACGCTGCGGTTAGCGCATCTGCTCTCTTTCCGAAATCAATTCCTTTTCCTGGAAGAGCCTACAAGATCAAAGAAGTTGATGATGGCCAATACGTTTTGGTGCTCATTCCTGCTTACAGTACAGAACCGGCACCGGTACCCAAACCTAAAGCCGTCAAGAAAGTCGCTGATCTCGTCGAAAAACATGATTGCTGGCTCATACTAGACAAAAACGACCAAATCATCAGCACCCCCAAAGTCATCGAAGAAATCAAGGCCACTGCTAAGTGCATTGATGGAGTAGCCTACCTCAAGGAACTAAACGCCCAAGAAGAAACTTAAAGTCCTTACTCGTAACCAAGCCCCGGCGCGCTCAAGCGACCGGGGCTGTTGTGTATTTGATAATTATGTGCATGGCCTGTAATCGAATCTTTACCTAAAACCTATATACGAATAAGTCTTTAGCGGGTAGTCTTTTCCTTAAATAATATTCATAAGAACATGAGGGAACGACCATGGCCGGTATTTATGATGCCCGATCCACTAGAGAGTGGTGCAATCAAGAAGCCGTGAGCGAGCTTTTTTGCCAGACGGTGCTTAACGATAGCGGAAGAGGTTGCAGCCATGATAACCATGCTTGATTTGGAACAATTAGCAGAAGAGATGGGTGTTATGATAGTTACCCATACCGGTGGCAAGAAGGGTGGCTGGAATCCGGCAACCCGCACCGTCAGGCCTGAAGTGTCGTTGGTTTTTTGGACGGGTGTTTTCCTTTCCCCTGGTAGAAGAATCTGTGTGATAGGAAAGGAAACCGGC